TCTTGATATATCTTGCCAGAATAAACCTGGTGACCATAAAGTATGCGATTATTTCGATAGCGGTATCGTATCGCTAACGAGCAAGGAAATAGATGCCATAGTAGACATTATGAAGAATTCCAAGCCTTCTACTGCTAAACGCATAGTTAAGAAAAAGAACAAAGCGACCAAGAAGCAGAGGCAGTGGAACAATAGGAGCGTATTATAATGGATGTGGTTATAGGTATTGATGTCGGTCTTAATGGCGCTATTGCCGTATTAATAGGCGGTTCAAAGCCAATGGTTTATCCTATACCAACCTATAAGGATGGTAAGGGCAAGAACCGCTATGATTATAATGCTCTTTGTAGGATATTTGAACATATAAAATATAATACTGTTTATGGTAGTATTATAGGTTGTGCCTTGGAGAGATGTACTGCTATGCCAAAACAGGGAAGTGTATCTGGTTTTAGTTTCGGTGAGGCGTACGGCTTTTATAAAGGGGTTCTTACCGCCTTAAGCATACCTTATGAGATAGTACAGCCTAAGAAGTGGCAACAGGAATTTAGTATCAGCAATGACACCAAAAAAGGCTCCTTTGCGGTAGCGAGCCGTTTATATCCTAACCTTGAGTTACAAACTCCACGTGGTAGGGTCTTGGATGGTGCTTGTGATGCGTTATTGCTAGCTACTTATATGGCACGTAAACTGAAAGGGGAGATTAATGCGAAATGATGAACTAATGGAAGACCTAATGAACAAGGCATTAATAGACATAAACTCTTGCCAGGTGAATGATGTGGCAGTATTAAAGCTGTTTCTAGCGGAGGTAGAAAATGGGGAGAAAAAGAGGTTCTGGAATTAAGGTTACCAAGCGTAAGGGATATGTCTTAAAGGAATACCGCAGTATGGAGGCGTTTAGGAGACGCTTAATAAGCTTATGGGGTAGTAAATAAATAAAAGGATATAGCCTAAAAGAAAGGCACGGTCAAAAGAAGATACTGCGGTCTGCCTATGTGGAGCGGGAAGCTTCTTGCCGGTGGCGGAGAAACTTGGGCGTTGAAGAAAACAGCCCACTCTGCTTGCGTGGTGACGAAATCCTGGGCGAACCCGTTAAAATTAGCGGGTAGTATACTTGGGTGGCCAATTCCACGCTATCCTTTAAAAATATTTTAAAAAAGGAGTATAAATAGATGAAAAAAGCAATTTTAGCAATAGTGTTTGCGCTGTATTGTTCGGTTAGTAACGGAGAAATGGTAACAAATAAAAGGTTTTCGTTTGACATAGATACTATATTTAGTGTGTCAAAAACACAGATAATACAGAGTGATTGGTGGAGTAGTCGTAGTTTTGACGCTCTTGTTGTAACATTTAAAAATGGGTCATCTACAACTATAGTTTACGAAATTAGTTGTTTTTTGCCAACCGTAGATGAAATAGCACAAGGTAGCGATAGAGATAACGATTTTAATCTTTTAACTATACGTATTAATGAAGCGAACATAAGAAGAGCGAAAGAAAAAGAAGCTAGAAAAAAAGTCAATAAAAAAAGATGATAAATAGTATAATTTATTTAGAAAATATTCTTTTTAATAAAAAAGGGAGGGAACATGAAAAACGAAGAAGCAAATAGGATGAAATGTCCGATACGATTTTTAAGTAAGGAAAATTCTGCATATTGCGGTTGTCTTGGCAGTGAATGTATGGCCTGGGCTTTAGACGAAGGCAGTAGTACCGAAGGTCATTGTAGGATTATAGGTAGCTTTAAAAGATAGATAGGAGGTGGTAGATATGTTGTTAGAAATGCTGCATCTGTATTATGCGCATCCGTTCAGCACAATCTTGTTAGTGGTAGTGGTGTTTGTAGGGGTAGGATATATATTTAGAACGCTAGTAAAATAAAAGGAGGATAGACAGTATGGAGAATAAATTGACCGAGAAGTTGACCAAGTTAGGTGACAAATTGATGTGCGAAATGGAGAAAGCGGTAGATTATATTACCGAACACCCTATTAAGACACTTGTTGTAGGGTTTGTGATATTCCATCTCCTTAAATGGTTTAAGGAAGACTAGGGAGGACATATGGAGCGTTTTATTTTATTATGGCTAGCTCTTCTCTTTATTTGGGAGATACTATGCTATATTGGCAGGCGTTTTGAAATAAGGTCTTGGGAAAAGAAGTATAAAAAACTATGCCTTAAAGAGTGCGATGGGTCTGTATATTGGTCTGAATATAGAGGTCAAAATGCCTGTTATGTACACTATAGTTGCCCTATAGCAGAGCTTAAGGTTCTTAAGAGCAAGAAGAATAAAAAAAGATTTCTGTGTTTTACAATTATTATTGGGTCTGTGCTTTATTTAGGAGTTTCCTTTATAATAATAGTAGAGTCTTGTCACGATGGAAGAGTACGCCACGCAGAAGTTGGTGAAGTTCATCAAGTGCTTGCAGCTTCTGGTAATCAGCATAACGCAAGATAAGGAGGTGATAGTATGGGTATTTTGCTGGAAATAATGTGGGCAACTTTTGTAATATTGGCTATTGCTTTTTGTTTTTCACAGGTGATTATACCAATTATAGAGGGGACTCGCTTATTCCCGATGTTCAGAAAGAGAGGTGAAATTCAGGAAGAACTGGTCGAAGCCAAGGAAGAACTTGGTAATGCGAAGCTAGAGCAAGAAGTAAAAAGCGTCAAGGGCAAGATAAAAAAGGAACGGGAGGGTAGATAGATGGACATTAAGAACATTGGTATTGGTAAGATAGTTGGTTTGGTAGTTGCTGGGGTTGTGTTGTTGAGTCTTTTGGTCTTGAGCGGTTCTATTTTTGAGAACCTCAACGCAGATAGGATTATGGTAATACAGAGCCCTATATCAGGTAAGCTGACTTGGTCTACAGCACCAGGCTGGAAATGGCAAGGGTTTGGCAGAGTAACTAAATACTGGAAATTAGACACGTATGAGTTTAAGATTCCAGTAAGGTTTAATGATGGTGGTCACGGTACTATTGAAGGGTCTATAAACTATGAATTACCCTTTGACGTAGAGCATCTTAACCTATTACACACCAGATATGGCAGCCAAGAGGCCATACAGAAGCAACTCATAGAGACCGTAGCTAATAAGTGCGTGTATATGACTGGTCCTCTTATGAGTTCCAAAGAGAGTTATGCCGAAAAACGTACCAGTCTTATTAGATACATAGAAGACCAGATAGCCAATGGGGTCTACAAGACCACACAAAGAGATGTAAAAACCAAAGACCCAATAACAGGGCAAGAAAAGACCGTGACTATTGTGGAAATAGTTATGGAAGACGGCAAAGAAGGAAGACAAGAAGAGGCTATTTTAACACAGTACGGAATACGCACTTCTAACTTTGCTGTAGTAAGCTTACCGTATGATGAAGCAGTAGAAGGTCAGATTAAACAGCAACAACAGCTAAATATGCAAGTGCAGACTGCTATGGCAGCAGCGAAAACAGCAGAGCAACAGGCAATTACCGTTGCTAAGCAAGGTGAAGCCAATGCAGCAACAGCTAAGTGGGAACAGGAAGTAATCAAGGCCAAAGAAGTAACCTTTGCACAGCAGAAACTGGAAGTAGCTCGTTTAGATAAGCAAGCTGCCGAACAGGTTAAGCTAAAGCTAATCCTTGAAGGCGAAGGCGAAGCTGAAAAGAGACGTTTGATTATGGGTGCTGATGGTGCCTTAACACAGAAGCTAGATGCTTATAAGTACGCAATTGACCGTATGGCATCGGCTATAGAGAAGCAGAAATGGGTACCTGAAATACAGATGGGTAATGCAGGCACTCAAGCGTCTACTGGAGCACAGCAGATGATTGATATGCTGATGATTAAAGTAGCCAAAGACCTATCTTTGGATATGAAGATGAAGGGAAACCAGTAAATAAGATACCTGCTGTGGCGGAATAAGACGCACGCGGTGAGTTAGAGTAGAGACTGGCAAACCTGATAGACCAGTCCGAAGCGGAGTAATAGAGGCAGGGTGAGAGACTCGTGTAGAGTGGAATTCTCTACCAGCAGGTAACTTTTAAGGAGAATAGTGTGAATAAAAAAGGGTTTACGTTAGTAGAGTTAATGATAGTTGTAGCGATTATAGGTATATTAACAGGTATTGCTATTCCAAGGATTTCAGCAATCAAAGAAACACCAGTTAAGTATAACAAAATGATTACTTTTTATCATTGGGATAAAACTAAAGTAGATAAGTGGCGGGACGCTAATCAAATTTCAATACAAAGGTTCGTAGAAGACAAAAACGCACAAGATATTTATAGAGAGTATCTTGTAGAATCTAATAGGGTAATAGCAGAGCCAACAACTAATACATATAGCACTACAGCAACACCACTAAACGTAGAAAAGAACGCAGATTACTGGCGTGGGTATGCAGACGCTAAGAATGGCAAATAATTAATGAAAATCGCTAGGATTTTTCCTACTCGTACTTCGATGTCTCCAACTGATGAGGATGCATACTTTGGTCCGCCGGAAATGTTTATGCCCACGTATGATGAGGTTCACATATCCACGATTTTTACCTGGGACAAAGATAAAGCCCTGGAACTTAAGTACCAGTGGGAAGCGGTGTGCCCTATAGTGAAGGTAGGAGGCCCGGCTTTTGACGACCCAGGCGGGGAGTTTGAACCAGGCCTCTACCTCAAGCCAGGCGTAACCATTACGAGCCGTGGCTGTCCTTGTAATCACGGCTTCTGCTTTGTGCCTCGCAGAGAAGGAAAAATAAGGGAGTTAGCTATTAAGCCAGGGCGTATTATACAGGATAATAACCTGCTAGCTTGTTCTAAAGAGCATCTTAACAAGGTCTTTGCTATGCTCAAATGTCAAAAGGCTATAGATTTCGCCGGGGGCTTTGAAGCAGGCAGAGTTACTCCTTGGGTGGTTGAGCAATTAAGAGGCTTATCTGTCTACCAAATATGGCTGGCGTATGATTATGCAGCAGCGGAGAAGCCATTAATGCGTGCTGTGGAGCTCTTAAAGCCCTATTTTAGGCGGGATTCGCTGCGTTGCTATGTGCTTATAGGCTTTGGCGATGATACACTAGAAAAAGCTG